CTCAAAGGCGCTGCACCACTTGTCCAGTACCCGCGTCACGATGGAAGAAGGCGCGGTTGACGATGTGGAAAACCTGCGCAACGAAGCTGGCCGACCGGACGCAGTGATCGTTTACAAGGCCAGCAAGCCCGCGCCTATGGTGCATGTCGATACCAACATTGCAGCAGCGCATATCGAATTGATGGACCGAGATGCGTCGATGATCCGGGAAATCGGCGGCATCACCAACGAGAACCTTGGCCGTCCGACAACCGCGAAGTCAGGCGTGGCAATTGCCCGCCTGCAAGACCAAGGCGCGCTGTCAACATCGCTGTTTTTTGAGAACCTGCGGCAGTCCCGACAGATCCACGGTGAAAAGCTCGTCGTGTTGACCGAGATGTACTACGACAAGCGCGAAGAATTCCTGATCACCGACACGCGCGGGAACCCGGATTTCAAGGTAATCAACGAGGGGGCCACCGAGAACGATATCGCATCGTTCAAAGCGCGGTTTGTCATTTCCGAAGAAGATTGGCGCGCAACTGCCCGTGCAGCACAGGCTGAGCAATTGCTGGATCTTGGCGGCAAGCTGGCAGCGACGGCCCCGCAGATCGTTGTCTCCATCCTTGACCTGATAGTCGAGGCCATGGACGTGCCCAACGGCTCCGAAATCGTGAAGCGCATCAGGCAGCTCACTGGCGTCGATGATCCTGATGCCGATCCCAATAACCCGGATCCTGAAACCGTTGCGAAAAAGCAGGCGGCTTCAGAACAGGCGCAGCTTTCTCAACGCCAGCTCATGGCAGCCCTAAAGGAAATGGAAGCCAAGGCGCGCAAGACCGCTGCCGAAGCGGCAAAGGCCGAGGCTTCAATCACATCGGATGGCATTGCGCAGCTCAAAGCCGCGTTTGAGGCGGCAATCGCAATCGCAGGCGCACCCGCTGTGGCCGCTGCTGCCGATCAGATCCTGATGGAAGCCTCAAAGGCCGAGGCGCGCGCCGTGGCGTCATCTCAGCCGCCGCAAGGCAGCATGCAGCCGCCTGCACCAGAACAACCGCCCATTGACCCGGCCCAAGCGGCAATCCCGCCGCAACAGCCACCTGCCATGTGAGGATCAACCAATGCCGATTGAACATATCAAACTAACTGGGACAGACCATATCCCAGAGGAATTCACGCTCGAAACGCTCAGCGCATCGCTGACCGAGGCCGAGATTAGCGCCCTGAACGAAGGCGACGATCCAATCCTGCCGGTGGCGCCAAGCGCAGCCGAGCTGGAAGCTGCAGCACTGGCCGAACAGCAAGCCGCAACCGAAGCAGCCAATGCTGCGGCCGCCGCACAAGCTCAGGCCCAACAGAAGACCGACGCAGTTGAAATCCCCGATACCACAGATGCAGAGCGGGTAATCGCGGAAGCCGATGCAAAGCTGGAGGAACTGCAGGGCAAGTTTGACGACGGCGACCTGACCCATTCGGAATGGGTGGCCCAACAGCGCGCGATCATTCAAGCACAGGCCCGCGCGCAGATCGTGATCGACCGGGCGCAGGAAGTCATTTCCCAAACAGTGACCCAGAAACGCCAGACCTTCTATTCGACGCTGGATGCATTCAAGGCCAACGGAAACGAATTCCTGTGGTCGCAAGAACACCTGAACGGTTGGGATTTGGCGCTGAAAGCAGTGACCGGCAATCAAGCCTATGCCGGTCTTGATGCGGCCCGCCAGATCGACCTGGCCCGCGACCTCTACGCCGCCAATTACAAGGCAATCAACGGCAAAGGGCTTCCCGGCGCCAAAGCTAAAGCTGCCGACGATGGCGACGGCCCCGGCCCGCGCACCGACCCGCGCCCGGAACCTGTTCAAACGCTGGCAGGTTTCAACACAGACTCCAACGCATCCATTGAGGACGGCACTTTTGCCGCCATCGACAAGATGATGGGGAAAGACCCAATCGAAGCCGAAAAGATGCTGAACCGGCTGACTTCCGATCAACGCACAGCGTTCCTTGAGCGCGTCTAACCCCCCGATCTGAAAGGAAGCAGATATGCTGGTCAAGAAGATACCTCGCGGTCAAGGCCAGCGTATCTGTATCGGTGACGATGTGGTTATCGAGGTCAAACGTGCATCCGAAGGGCGAATAACCGTCACGGTTCAAGCCCCGAAAGAGCTGACAATCACAGCCCGAAATTCAACTGATAGTAATTCTGTTGAATCCTGACTACCATATATGGTACGAATAGGCCAAACCACCCGTGCATAGGATGTGCCCGGATCATCTTTATTTGATCCAAGGAGCCATCCTATGTCGCAAACTACCATTGGCATTAACTCGCCTCTCGCCGTTAAGCGGTGGGCCACTCAGCTTGCACTCGACGTGGACAAGCAATCGTACTGGAACAACCGTTTCGTTGGTGAAGGCCAGAACAACATTGTTCAGCGCGTCGTCGATCTGGAAGAAGATGCGGGTGATCGTGTCCAATACGATCTGGCAATGCGCCTGCGCGGCGGCATGACCTTCGGTGACAACCTGATCGAAGGCAACGAAGAACAGCTCACCTTCTACCAAGACGAAGTGCGGATTGATCAGGTTCGCAAAGGCGCATCGGCCGGTGGCCGCATGACCCGCAAGCGCACCATGCACAACCTTCGCAAAGTCGCCAAGGACATGACCGCCGAATATGTGGCCGAATGGCTGGACGAAGGCTATTTTGTCTACCTGTCCGGTGACTCAGCCCTCTCCGCGATCAACCAAGACGCCAAGTTTGCCGGTGCCTTCGCTGGCAACAGCATTGACGCGCCGGACTCCGACCACATCATGTATGGCGGTGCCGCCACGTCCAAGGCTTCCATGGCTTCCACCGACAAAATGTCGATGGCGCTGCTTGAGCGTATCGCCGTCAAGCCGCGCATGATGAACGCGGTAAACCCCGATGTGGTCAAAATGACCCCGATTTCAGTCGATGGCGGCCGCCGCTTTGTGGTGCTCATGTCGCCGTTCCAAGCGCATGCCCTGCGCACCGAAACCGGCGATTTGTCGTGGTCGAAAACCCAACAGGCTCTGGCAACCTCTGAAGGTCGTAACTCCCCGATCTGCAAGGGTGGCTTGGGCATGATCAACGATCTGGTGTTGCACGAGCATGAATCGGTGCGTCGGTTCTCTGATTACGGCGCAGGCAACAACGTCAACGCTGCACGAGCGCTGCTGCTTGGCCGTCAGGCTGGTGTGATTGCCTATGGTGCCGCCGGCAACGGCACCCGCATGACGTGGGTAGAAAAGCTGGTCGATGCTGACAACCTCGTCAACATCTACTGCGGTCTGATCGTGGGCTTGAAGAAGGTCCGCTACAACGCCCGCGATTTCGGCGTCTGTGCCGTCGATACGGCATGCACCGACCCGAACGCCTGATCCTGATGTGAGCGCGGGGGCTGTATCTGGCCCCCGCTTCCGCAACCAAACCAAAGGACCGCAGAAATGTCGACCAAGCAAAGCACCGCCTTCAAAGGCAATGCGCGCACCCCGATCCCCACGCCCCACAAAGCAGGCGATGCGCAAACCTACCTGTTCACCCACGTTTTCAACGAAGCCGTTCTGACCACGGACGTGCTGGAACTGTTCCCGGTGTTCCCAAACGGCAAAATCGTGCAATTCGACTATGCGACCGAGAACATCGGCGCCATCAACCTGAACATTGGCTTTCTGACCGGCACCCCGGGCGATGTGGTCAGCGCGCGCACCTGTGGCAGTGAGTTCTTTGCTGCAACCGCCGCAAACACCCCGTCCGAGGCCGCACTGTTGACCTTGGCAGCTGTGGCCGAAAGCGCAGACGTGAAATCCATTGGGCTTGTCCCGGCAGCGAATATTACCGCCGCCGCCAACAAGAAGATTCACATTCGTCTGACCATCAAAGGTTAACGCGCAATCCGACTGCCTTGGGCGCTGAAAATCACGCCCAAGGCATAACCATTTTTCCAGATTAGGAACCTGCCATGTCCCAGATCATGCTTATCGAATGCACCTTGCAGCGCAAAGGCGGCACCCAGGTCAAGATGGCCGACAACACCACCTATCACTTCAAAGATGATGGTACGGGCGCGCACATCGCGGCTGTGAGTAATGCCGATCACATCGGCACCTTGCTTGGCATCAAAGAAGCCTACCGCGTCTACGGCATGCAAACCGCCGATGTGGCCGCAACCGGCGTTGTCGCAACTACTGTGCAGCCAATTATGGTGGCGCCCATCGTTCAGGCCCCGGTTACGGCCCCTGCGGTAACGCAAGCACCGGCAGCAAGTACACCGCCCGCTCAAGAACTCCAAACGCCGCCCCCGGCCACCACGACCAATGAGCAAGCCGGGCTTTCCCCCGACATGAACATTGACGAGCTGCGGGCGCTATTCTTGGCCGAAGTAGGCCGCGAGCCGAACGCCCGCGCCAAAGCTGAAACCATGATTGCACAGATCGAGGCTATCCGCGCCGAGCGTGCCGCCTAATCGGGCTGTACACCAATTGGGAGGCTGACCGATGACTTTCACCGCCACAAACATCATTGCGTCAGCCTCTACCACCCTTCTGGATGCCAACCACAAGCGATGGCCGAAGGATGAACTCATCAGCTATATCAACGATGGCCTAAAGGCCATTGTGACCATGAAGCCGAATGCCGCCACTGATACCGTGACGCTGGCCCTTGGCCTTGGAACCCTTCAGACTCTGCCCGAACAATACACCGTGCTATCGCGTGTCACGCGCAACCTCTTGGTGGCGCATACCGATGAAGATGGGCCGGTGGGAGGCGCGACCATCAGACCGTTGAAAAGCCGCGACCTCTTGGACTCCACCATACCCGGATGGCAAAGCAATGAAGCCATGTTCGCAAAGACGGTTCGCCATGTAATCTATGATTTGGCTGACCCGCGTCACTTCTATGTGGCCCCCGGCAACACGGGAACTGGCCTGATCGAAGCTGTTGTCGGCGTCATTCCGGCCCCGATTGCCGTTGAAACCGATCTCATCGGGCTGCCTGATCTGTATCGACCGATCCTGTCTGACTATGTGATTTACCGCGCCTTTGCGAAGGACTCTGGAATGGCCGCATCGCAAGCCCGCGCAGCCATGCACAGCAGCGCCTTCAAGGAAGCCCTGTCAGCCTTGGCGCAAGGCGAAGCCACTATGTCCCTGTCCGCAATGATGCAGCCGAGTGGGTGAGCCAATGTCCTATCCTAACACGCCGCTATCCACGCTTCTGCCCTACGTCCTGCCCCATGTACCGGGATGCCCCGATCCAGTTGCAGAGTTTGAATTGCGCATGGCCGCAATCGAGTTTTGCGAACGTACCCGATGCTGGCGCCATATGGTGCAGGTTGAAATCGCGTCCAACAACCGCACCATCATCGCCCCTTCCTTCAGCCAAATCCACGAATTTGAAGAAGCGACCCACAACGGACTGAAACTGACGCCCTCTCTCTGGACCGAAGGCGACCCCGACGAACTATCAGGTCAGGTGCGCGAAGGTCTGCCGCAATTCATCACACAGTTTGCACCCGGCCAAGTTTCGATCAGACCGTTCCGAGCGGGAACATTGCGCGTGTCGGCCTTCTTGAAGCCATGCCATGGCAACGCCTTTGGCTATGATATCGAAGATCCACTGCGGGACGCCTACAACACAATCCCCGCGTTTATGCGCGATCAATATGCCGATGCTCTGGCAAAGGGTGCCTTGGCGCGACTGCATGGCTTGCCCGAAGAACGGTTTACCGACCCGAACCGTAGCGCCGAGGCGCGCGCCTATTTCAATCTGGCCTGCGATTCCGCGTTTGCTGCCAATCTCAAGGGGCAACAGCGCGCGCCTATTCGCACCAAAACGAACTGGATGTGAGCAATGCGCATTGCACTGGCAGGCTTTCAGGGGGAAATCCCGCAAGTCGAGGAACGGGCGCTGGCTGATCAGTTTTCAGTCAACGCGATCAATGCCATCTTTGAAAATGGTGCTGTTGCCCCGATCCGGCAGCCGACCTTGGTACATCAGTTTCTAACCGAGGTCGCATCCTTCTACCTGTTCAACGGTACTTGGATTGGGTGGGCCTCTGTCGTTGATGTGGCGCTTGCCCCGATTGCCGCGAACAGAATCTATTTCACCGGCGATGGCGTGCCGAAGGTGCGCGATGGTGCCACTACCTATGTTCTGGCGTTGCCTGCTCCGGTATCCGGGCCGTCGGTTGTCAACCTGACCACTCCAGACCCGAATTTTCTGGAAACAGTTTTTTTCTGCTACACTTATGTGACCTCTCTCGGCGAAGAAAGCGCGC